GCCGCGAGGATGTCCAGGTAGGAGTCAGTCGCGTTCTCCTTGCCCACCCTGAACTGCTTGATCGTGCCCTGGAAGATGACACCGTAGTTGTTGTCGTAGCCGCCCTGGACGACCACATCCGTGAACTCACCCTGGACACGCTTGACCGTCTCCTTCTTCAGGTTGTACACGCGGATGGTGCAGTTGTTCGGGCTCTCCACGTCCTGCTGCGAGGTGCTGAAGCTGAACTGCATCTCACTCAGGTCCAGTCCCTTGTCACCCTTGAAGACGACTAGGACTGCCTTGCGTAGGAACTGACTGTCACTCATGGGTCAGTCCGCCAGGAAGTAGAGGTGGCCCTGCGTGCCGAGGCTCGTGAAGTCAGGCACGGCGTAGAGGTCGACATCGCTCTGCACCCAGAGGCCGCCCTTGAGGTTGAGGTACTTGTGCTGGAACAGCAGGTCGCACCCGGTCAGCAGCGGGATGCCCGAGATGATAGGCGTCTCGTCAGCACCTGCGATGTCGAGAACCCATGAGGCCGACGGTGGGCACCAGTAGACCTTGCAGGCGTAGGTGGTGCCAGCGAGCGCGATCTGGAAGATCGACGGCTGCGCGCTCAGGGGGATCTCGTAGGGGGTGCTCATGGTGTTCCTGGGGTAACGAACTTCTCACCCGGGCCCAGGGACTGCACGCCGGTGTTCACGGGCGCCTGTGTCGCTCCTGGGTTCTTCTGCTTGGAGGGGTCGGCCTGGATCGCCACGGTCTGTGTCTGGACGATGATGACCTCCCGGCACTCCGCAGTGATCATCAGAGAATTCTCACTCTGCGGGTTCGTGGTCTGGGAGAGGGACTTGATGAGCATGTTCTTGTACACCCGCTTGCCGGTGTAGATGTCGAACAGCACTCGAGAGGCCTGGAGCTTGAGGAGCTTGGCGTAAACGTCCCGTACCTGGTTCACGCTGTTGCCGCTGGCCAGGGACTGGGCGCCGGTGACCGTGGCCTTGACCCCGCCCACGATGCCGTCGATCAGCCCACTGATGCTCGGGCTATTGCTCCAGCCGCACTTGATGATCACGCTGGACGGGCGGCGGTACGCGTGATCGCTGATGACGCTGCCCTGCTCGACCGGGTGGTCCGTGATCTCCAGTTCGTCGTGGTGTTGCTCTTCCAGCGTCACCTGTGCCACGAAGTCGCCGATCGCCCGGTACGGACGAACGATGATGCTGCTCAGCCCGATCTGGGCGGCAGCGGTGACGATCCCGAGTGCGGGCTCACTCATCGCACTGCTCCTTGCGCATTGCGCAGTAGTGTCGCGTTGACTCGATCCTGGTGGCCAGCGACTGCGCGTGCGGTCTCCTCAGCCCCGGTGCCGGTGACTGTGATCTGCGTCGTCTGGTTGAAGGTGTACCCACCGCCCAGGCGCATCTGCGCACTGTCGAGCAGGTCCATGGGCGTGAAGGGACTGTAGCCCTGCTCCTGCTTGATCATGGCGCCCATGAGCTTGGCGAGCACCGCGGGATCCTTGAGGTCGAGCATGTCCCTGGCTCCTACTCCCAGCGCAGCGGCCATGTTGGCGATGTAGGCTTTGGTGTTGTTGGCGACCGTGCCGTCCGGGTTCTTGGGCGGGGCGTAGCGGCTGACAATCCCTTCGATCGTATTCAACCCCATCTGCTGGTAACGCAAGAGCAGGCCGGCCATGGCATCCAGGCCTTCCTGGTTGTCCCTGTACGTGCCCATCGTCCCACCCTTGCCCGACATGATGTTGCCGGGGTTATTGTGCGCCATGCCCAAGGTCTTGCGGTACTTCTTGACGCCTCCGTACTCGAGGATGCCGTCCCGGAGCAGGTCTGCGGCAGCGCCGGGCAGGTGACTCAGCCCCAGGTCCCGGTTGATGGCCTTGGCGTTGCCGAGCATGACCTCGGGTACGCTGCGGGTGTCGGTCTTGTTGACCTCACCCACCTTCTTGATGGTCTGCGTCAGCTGGTCGATCAGCGAGTTCACGTACCCACCGGCAGCCTTCATCGGCTCCAGGAAGGCGATCATCGCCGTGTCCTTCATGATCTTGAGCTTCTCAGTGATCATGTCCAGCTGGTTCATGTACTCGACGCCGGCCTTGGCGGCTGCGGTCTGGTCGAGGCCAGCCTGGCGTGCCATCTCGTCGCGTACCGAGACGGCCTCCTTCATCTTGTCGAGGCCCTGGGTGAGCAGCAGGTACTCGTCAGGGCCGATGCCGAACATGCCGGCGTACTGAGCGCCGACGTAGAACGGCATCTGCTTCAGGACCCCAAGCAGGTCCAACATGACCTTTGATTTGTCGCGGCCTTGGACAGGTATCCCCAATCCTTCTACAAAGCCAACAAGGCCCGGATTCATGCGCATAGCGCGGGCCATGCCTTCGATCGAAGCCCGCATCTGATCGCCGCCGATGCCGATCTTGTTCGCGGCGTACTCGAGGGCCCGGAGGTTGCCGGCGCTGCTCTCAGCCCTCTGGGTGGAGTAGTAGAGCTTCTCCATTGACCGTGCGAAGACGGTCACCATGGCCAGTGCCGAGGCGGCCACGCTACCCAGGGACAGGGCGAGGCGCTGGGCACCCTTGTCCAGCTTGCCTACGGTGTCGTCGAACTTCTTGGTCTCGGTGGTGTTGATCTTGAACCCGAGCGACAGCAGGTACTCACGTAGGATCTTGGAATCACTTGCCACTTGGGTTCTCCTGTCGCCACCTGTAGTCGTTCTCTGCCTGTACGTCCAATGCCTCGTTCATAAGGCTCAGGTCGCGCAGGCCCACCGTGCCGTCCACCAGGCTCTCGTAGCGGCACAAGCCAGCGAGGACTGGACGCATGATCCAGTCCTCGCCGCCTTCCATCGACATTGGATCCTGGAGCGACTTCGCTCCCAGGTGTCTCAGCCTTCCTGCGACTGCTGACCGCCTGGGAGCATCGGAAAAAAACCACCCATGTTCACCTTGATGACCTCGACCGTCAACCGCAGGAGTACCTGCATGTCCATGTCCGAGTCGAACATCAACTGGCTGCCCTGGAGCACCTTCGTCCACCGGCCGTCTTCCGCCTGGCGCCGCGTGACGTTCATGCAGGCCTTGATGACGTAGTTCACGTCATCGTCGGTCATCCGGGCGACGACCTCGGTGGCCTTGCCGACCATCATCATCATCTGGTCGTCACCCGAGAGCTGCTTGCCCGCGGAGACCATGTCACTGATGCTCGTGCCTAGACTCGTGAGAATCGGTGCGATGCGTCGAGCGACGTGCAGTTGGGTGAAGGCGTCGAGCTTGGTGAAGGAGTACTGCTTGCCGTTGTATTCGATCTGGTCCATGGTGGCTCTCTAGGGTTGACGGAACGAAGGTCAGGCGGCGCTCAGGGTGCGGTCGATCTCGATGCAGTTGAAGTCCCACTCGTAGATGCCCGCCTCCTTGCCGTAGGTGATGTTCGGTGCCTTGGCGAACGCGACCTGGCGACACGTGATCACGTCACCGCGGTTCATGTCGGTGATGGTCAGCGTGTTCTGGCCATGGGTGCTGCCGCTGCTGGTCTGGAAGGCGTAGGCGGCGCTGAGGATGCCGTTGATGGGACTGGTCTTCATCAGGCGCACCACCACGCGGCCGCTCTTGTCCGCGTGGAGTGAGTGCATGCCCTTGCCGTCGGCACCGATGGTCATGGTGTCCTTGTCGCCAGCCGGGTCGATGCTGATGCCCTCCTCGCTGTTGCCCGCCCCGTTGCCGAGGCTGACCGCGATGCCCGGGCCGACGAAGGCGGCCACGATGTCGAGAAAGCTGTAGGTCTGCATGGTCTGGAGCTCCTTACTGGTTGACGGTGACGGCAATCGCCACCGAGTGGACCGCGCCGGCCAGCTTCGCCGCGATCTGGATGGGGACGGACTTGCGGGCTGCCCGGTCGACTGGGTTCTGCGTCGAGACCTTCGGCGCGTAGACGTAGAAGCCCTTGGGCATGTAGTCGTTGTAGTTGAGCAGCCCGAAGCCGGTCGCCTGCCACGTGCCGGGTGCGAGCAGGCCGTTGTTGACCGCCTGAGCGCACACGCTCTCGCAGGTGGTCGTCATGAGCTGCGTGCCCGCATCGGTCTGAGGCACCTTGGTGGTGCTCGTGTAGAGCAGGTTGTACAGTGCGTTCTGGAGCGTCACCGCGAGCCAGTCGGTGCCCGTCACGATGTCCACGAACAGGCCGCTGCTGGTCTTGCCATACTGGACGATCGCGGTGCCGTTGTTGTAGTTGACGATCACGTTGCAGTTGAAGCTATCGACCGCGGCGGCCTGCGTGGTGTTCAGGGACTCGGGCACGATGCCGGGCTCCTGCTTGTACATCAAGGTGATCGCCGTGTTGTTGCCCGTGTAGTCCACCGTGAGCTGACGCGCCAGCAGCGAGGCGCACGAGTACGCGTTGCTGCTCGAGTAGTTGACCACGGTCTTCTTGTAGGCCAGTTGCTTCAGCTGGTACGCGATGTTCGAGGTGTCCGCAGCCACGAGCACGCCCGCGGCCTGGGTGCTGACACCGTATAGGTGCTTGGTGCTCGTGGCCTCGATGTAGGCTGCGCAGGCCAGGTGGTCGGCATCGACCGCACCGAGCACCATGACTGCGTACCAAGCCTGGCCGTAGTTGTTGTCGAACAGGGTGACCGCCTGGACCGCAGTCTCGCTGGTCTGGCCCTGGACGAGATAGGCGCCACTGGAACTCGCGGTGCCGCCCAGTGCGCTGCTCAGGTCAGTGCCGGTGCCCGGGGCCGTGAGGAAGCTGATCGAGCTCGTGGCGCCCGTGGTGGTGCTCGTGAACTCGAAGCGGCTGAAGTTCGCGTTCCAGACCACGTTCGTGCCCGTGAGCGCGGCCTGGATCAGGGACGCCACACCATTGAGGTTCAGCGCACTGCTCAGGTTGATGCCTGTGACGTTCGTGGAACTGCCGCCGTTCTTCGTGTAGGTGAAGCCGCCGCTGGTGACCGCGGTGAAGTTGGCCAGGGCCTGCTGCGCTGCACTCAGCGTGGCGCCCACCAGCTTCCCGTTACTCGGCGAGGCAACCCAGCGGCCGACGGTCAGCGTGGTGGGCTGAGGCACCTGCTCGAACCACAGGAGGCCCGCGAGGTACTCGGCCGCTGAGGTGCCGAAGTCCGCTGCCAGCTGCGCGATGCTGGTGTAGATGCGCTGGCGCTCCACGGTGTCGATCACCGTCGAACTGCCGAGCAGGAGCAGGTTGGAGAGGTTCTGCGCCTGGGCGCCCGCCGGGCTGAGATTGACCGCGACGGAGATGAGGTTGGAAACAGGCAACGAGTTCATAGCAATCATCCCCTATGGGTGGGTGACGTTGATGGGAGTCACGTAGAGCTCGTTGTTGAGCCCCATCTGACCAGAGGTAATTGTAACCACTGGGTACACAGTGCGAGTCCGACGGCGGAACACCACCACCGAGTCCACACGGTACACCCACTTTTCCTTGAACAGGGCAGGCACCTTTGTCATCTCCTGCACCTCTACCAGTGCCAGACCATTCGAGTAGAGGGCGTCACGGTTCTGGTTCACTGCCAGGCCGTCGCTGAGCACCTTGCGCGTGCGGCCAGCATTGGGACCGTAGGCGCTGACCAGGAAGTACAGCATCTCGTCCCGCTGGACGGTGTAGGTCGTGCCATCGGTGCTGTCGTAGGTGAAGACATCCTCC